ATCATTTTTAGTGGATGAAGAATTTCGTGCCTGGCGCGAACTTTATGCGTGGATGTATGGAACGGTTGGTGGGCCTGATCGTAGTGTGGTAACTGCCGAGTTTCTTAATTCGCAGGAAAATTACATTAAGTATGAGAAACCCGCTGGGCGATTAGATAGAGCTGGTCGTACGGATGCAGGATTGACTATTGTTAATGCGGCAAAAATTCCACTTCTGCGATTCATTTTTTATAATGTGTATCCTATATCATTAGGGCAAATTCAGTTTTCTACGACCTCCACTGACCCCATTACTCCATTGACATGCCAAGCCACATTCGACTACGAGTATTATTCCATCATGGAAATACGTCGATAATGATATACTAATGTCACGATGACACTTGAAGCACTTCATACTGAATGGGCAAAGGATCAAGATCTTCCTCTTGATCGGCCCGACAAAGCAATTCGTGATGTTCCGCTGCTGCATGCAAAGTGGTGGCGATATTATACAGATGAACGTCAACGGTATCTATTACTCAAACAAGAGCACGATGGTTTACGGCATGCCAAATTCGAATGGTACGTTGGGCGTCTCGATGAGACAGAACGAGAGAAGTATGGTTGGCCTCATCAGCATTTACGCATTGTGCGACAGGAAGTTGAAACCTATTTGAATAGTGATGCAGACTTGCGACCATTAGCAGGAAAGCTTGAGATACAGGAAACCAAACTGAAATTCATCGAGGACGCGATTAAGCATATCAATGCACGAGGATATCTTATTCATTCGTATATTGATTTTTTGAAATTCTCACAAGGGGCGTAAGTATGCTTTGGGTGGAGTAATGTGGCTGATATTATTCTCGCACCGCTAAACTACGCATTCATTCATATCTGGACCGACGAAGCGATTGAGCGCGAACTTTCGAATGAGTTTTCATTCATTGTCCCATCTGCTCAATACATGTCCATCTATCGCAAGAAAAACTGGGACGGAAGGATTCGCTTATTCAATCGCGTATCTAAAACTATCTATGCGGGATTGTCTGCAAAGGTTGAACGGTGGGCCAAGAAACGAGGCTATACCGTCGAGAATCGTATTCCCATTACTACAAGTACATGGTCGGGGGTAGATACCACTGCACTTCTCACGCAATATCCCGTTCCATTTGATATTCGGGATTATCAGCAAGTCGCGATTACTCACGGATTACATCGTCAACGATGTGTGCTTATCTCACCGACTGCTTCAGGAAAAAGCCTGATTCTGTATTATCTTGTTCGTGCTCGCATGTCGCACGGGCCCATTTTGCTGATTGTACCTACTATCTCATTAGTGTCGCAGATGGTACAAGATTGGAAAGATTACGGATGGACGAATGTCGAGCAGTATGTACATTCTATTCGTGGAGGAATACCGAAACAGACTGATAAGCCTGTGGTGGTCTCCACGTGGCAATCTATTTTCAAGCAGCCGGAATCATGGTTTGCTCGATACACCACCGTGTTTGGTGATGAATGCCATCTATACAGAGCAGACTCGCTGCGCGGGATTATGGAAAAAGTGCCGGATTGTCCAGTTCGCATCGGAGTCACGGGAACATTAGATGATGCGAAATCCAATAAGCTAATGGTCGAGGGCGTTTTTGGGCCGTCATATCAAGTTGCTCGCACCGCAGAGCTTCAAACGCAGGGATATCTGACACCAATTAAAATTCAGGGACACTTTCTTCAGTATGGCAAATATGATAAGTGGATGATCAAGGAACACAAACGCAACTATCAAGACGAGTTAGATTATCTGGTACAACATTCCGGTCGTATGAACTGGTTAGTTGACTTCGTGTCGCAGTTGCCGAATAATGTACTTATTTTATATCAGTTTGTTGAAAAACATGGTATTCCATTATACGAGGCGATATGCCGTAAACTTGGCAATACTCGTCCTATATATTTTGTAAGTGGAGATATTGATGCGGAGCAACGGGAGCGAGTACGATCACTCCTAGAGCACTCAGAACACCTTGTATTAGACTTTGGCGAGCTTCAGGTGCGATGTACTCTCAATGAGTGGGTTCCATTATCAAATGGTCAGCAAAAGCTTGCCAAGGACATTTCTAGTGAAGATGATATAGCAGAACACTGGTGCCGCAGCAATAGTAGCCTGCTGAAAATATCTAAATAGAAATAGGGTAAGTATGTCCCAACAATTTGTTTAACGATCAATAGAAAAGGATACCACGTATGGCACAATGGGGTAAAGTAGATCGTAAAGAGGATTCACCGATTTGGGCCCCCGCTCAGGTGGGGAAAACTCAGGATCGATTACAAGCAAATGCTTTGTTCAACAATACAACTTCTGATGCTTATATCACAAGTATGACAGTGGGTACCTATGCTGTAGGTGTGGATGAAATGAGCGATTCTGCGGTGGGACAGGTTGCGAGTGTGTCGGTCACTGCTGCTGGAACGGGATACACCGAACGTCCCACGGTATCATTCTCCGGTGGAGGAATTGGTGCTTCAGGAGCGACTGCTCAAGCCACAGCAAAGATTGTTACGGGAAGCACCATTCATGCGGGCGGGTCAGGATATGCGCCTGGAGATGTCGTAACCATTAACACATCGGGTGCTGCGGGTGTCACAACCAGTGCTAAATTTAATATCGCGACAGTAAATGCGTCAGCGTCGAACACCGCGCTAACGCTGACCATTAACACTGCAGGCGCCTTTACAACGTTACCAACGCGTGTCGCAAATAATGACGTAACCGCTACTACAGGATCGGGAACTGGCCTTCGAATCAATCTGGCCTTTGGTGTATTAGCAGTTACGATGACAGCGAACGGTACTGGATTCACTTCGGCACCTTCGGTTTCGTTTGGTGGTGCGGGAGGGTCGGGATCTACCGCGACAGCAGCACTTGCCTCAGAGCAAAGTAAAGTCACACATGCAGGATGGGTGCTTCGCAAGCAGACGATTCCGACGGTCGGGATCATGCCCAGCCGTACGCAGTATGAAACACTGGTAGCAATGAAAAGCATTAGCGGTAGTGACACTGACGATTCGTTGTTACCCGAATAGTCAACATTCACAATCATAATAATGTAAAGGGGGAGACATATGTCTCCCCTTTTTGTTCCTACTATATATTGTATGATATACTATGAGTGCAATGAAACCTTTATTTGTGCGACAAGAAACTGTTAAAAATGCAATTTTGGTTGCGTCATATGGTACATTCAGCACAGGTGTTAATATTCGCAAACTGCACCATGTCGTGTTTGCCTCGCCGTCGAAGAGTCGCTATCGTGTGCTGCAAAGCATCGGACGAGGATTGCGGCTACATGCCAGCAAAAAGGTGATGTACGTGATGGATCTCATCGACGACGCCCACCAAAAATCCTACGTTAACTACTGTTACAAGCATTGGTCGCATCGGGCAAAATTCTATCAAGAAGAGTCGTTTCCAATTGAAGTGTACACTCACTCTATTAAGGACTCGTATGGACAATCCAACTAATCCAGATACTCCAGATGGTGTACTACCATTAGATCCGATGTTTAATGGAATGCCAGTACTGGTGCGACTCGTTGGACGGGAAGACATTTTATGTATTCTGTTTCAGAGCCGCGAAGAAAATGAGTCTCGATTGTTTATGGAACGCCCGCTACGAATTCTTATGGAAGAAATAACGCCAGAGCAATCGGCAAGGAATACAATTGGTCGCACCAACACGGTTTACTCGACAGTACGTACCAGATTTGATCGATGGATTCCATTTACATCCGCTCTAATATTTCCAATCTATCCCGAACATATTCTGTCTATTGCGCCTCTAGCGGATGCGTATACGAACTCATATATGCAATGGGCGGATCAATTATACGAAGGAGATCCGATAACATCGCATTCCCCCACAACACCGGGAACATCCGATAATATGTCCTCCGGCGATACTATTGGCAATATTGAACGGTCATATATTGATTATTTACTTCATAACTTTACGCAAAAAGGAAAACCTCACTAATGGCCGAAAAACATTATGTAGACAATAAAAAGCTGTTTGGAGTGATGGTAAAATATCGGACAGCGATAGATAAACATCGGCGAGCGCAGAAAAAAACCAAACGAAAACTAAAGCCGCCGAGAATCCCCGATTATGTGGGTGAGTGTTTACTTAAAATCGCAACTCGATTATCAAACAAACCAAACTTTGCAAATTATACGTTCCGTGAAGATATGATTTCTGATGCGATGGAGAATTGCATTCTATACATGCATAACTTTGACCCAAAGAAAAGTCAAAACCCCTTTGCATATTTTACACAGATTATTCATTATGCGTTTATTCGTCGCATTGAGAGGGAAAAGAAATATTCATATACCAAGTATAAGTTTGCGCTACACAAAGCTCAGCAGAAAGAAAACTATACAGTTGATACAAATGA